GGGGTGAAATTCCCCATCCCAGTATATACTGGTAGTTTTCGATTCTACATAGAATAGGTTATCATGGCTAATTTAATTAAACTTAAACGCTCTGCCACATCGGGCAATAATCCAACAACATCTAATTTGGAGTTGGGTGAACTTGCAATTAACACATACGATGGTAATCTATTCTTTAAAAAGTCTGTTTCTGGCACAGAATCAATTTTATCTGTCGCCACATTAACAGGCACACAAACCCTTACAAACAAAACTCTTACTAGTCCCACTATTAATAGTGCGACTGCGAATAACCTCACTCTCACTGGCACATTAACAGCTGGTGGTGCAGCAGGTACGAATGGACAGGTTTTGGCTTCTACTGGAACAGGTGTTCAGTGGATTACAAATACTGTATCTACCCTAGACAGTTTATCTGATGTTGTTATTAGTTCTCCAGCATCTGATCAAGTTCTTAAATTTAACGGATCAGTTTGGGTTAATGCTGAGTCAGATGCTGCAGTTGCCTCTGCAGTTTTTGCAGCAAACGCTGAATCTGATCTCGGTTCCGTTACTGACTTAATTATTGGTCTGGAAGAAGATCTTGGATTAGTAACAGACACACCAGCTACCTTTATCTACAATCTTGGATCACTGGTTGTTGATGGTATCGTTTCACTAAGTAATCTTGATCAGTCTGTTAAAGCAGACTACATTTCTTATGCAATTATTTTCGGATTCTAAAGGATCATAAATGGCTCGCCAACTGATTGAAAAATATGTCTTTACACCTGGAGCAGCAAATGCTGGCACAGTAAAATTTCCAGGAAAAGTTGATGAAACTCAACTATTAATTATTACCAATAAAACTACACAAGAGAACATTTATGCTCTTGGCGATCCTACTCGTTCTGGTTCTCTTGTTTATGATTCTACTGATACAACAACATTCTATTCAGAACAAGATGGTGTTACAACTGTAACATTATCTAAAGATACTTCTGCAATGCTGTCTACTGATAAGATAGCAGTTTATACAGACGCACCAAAACAACAAGGTAACATTATTCGTCCATATGCGTTTGGTGTTGACGCTATTGAAAGAATTCGTGTAGCAAATCCACAGTCACTAATTGACGCTGACTTTGAATATGGATTGCAAACAACCAAGTGGCAAAACTATGCTGACATTCGTGGAGTTCCAGGAATTTATGAAAAACCTGGTCTTGATATTTTCTTATCTGGTGTATCCACAGATGGTGGAACACCATCTATTATCACAGTAACAACTTCTGTTGCTCATGGATTATCCGTCAATGATGCTGTTATTATTTACGGTTTAGGTAATACTAGCACTTCTGCTCGTGCTGAAGGTGCTTTTGTTATTAATTCTGTACCATCATCCACAACATTTACTTACTATGCAAAAGGTATTGTTGGCACGAATGGATTGTCTTTATTTACTGGTATCACATATGCTCGTCGTGGGGGTTTCTATACTGGATCTTCACTACCAATTTCTTCAATTGCATCTAATGGCGCAAACCCATCTGTTATTACAGTAACTTGCTCTGCAAATCATGGCTTAGTTCCAGGTGCTCCACTAGTAAGTATTTGTACTTCTAGTGGTACAAATCATTCATTGCTTACTGGAAACTTTTTTGCCGAAACAGTTCCCTCTACCACTACATTTACATTTACTGCTCGTGTTGGTGGAGCAGTAAATACTAGTAGTATTGTAGCAAATATGTATACTCGTTCTGACGCTTATGTTTTGCACCGCCCATTTGATGGTGGTGTAACTCTATCAAACTTTTTACCATCACATGGTGCTTCAGTTTCTCGTCAGACTAAAAAGTATATGCGTTATCAGTCAGGTAAAGGTGTTCTTTGGACATCAGGTGTTTCTTTAAATCCTGTTATTAACCTTGACCAAATTTCTGCATCTGGTACATCTGTTGGTTCTTTAATTACTGTAACTACAGAATTAGATCACTCTTTACAGGCAGGTGCTACTGTTATTATTTCTGGTGTTGTTACATCTGGATATAACGGAACATATGGTGTAAATACCGTTACAGGCGAAAATACATTTACTGTGATTGCTGCTGATACTCTTGGTTCAGCGTCTGCAGTTATTACAAATATTCCTCGTGTTACAATTAAAAATTGGCATGGTGCTTCTGTTCGTGTTGGTCCATTTGATGATCAAAACGGATTGTTCTGGGAATATGACGGACAAGAATTGGCGGTCGTTAAACGATCTGCTACATATCAGTTATCAGGATTTATATCCGTAACTGCAGGATCTCAGTCAGTTTCAGGAACTAGCACTCGATTCACACAACAATTAAAAGTTGGTGATAATATTGTTATTCGTGGTATGACTTATAAAGTTGGTACTATCAGTAGTGATACAGCATTAACAATTAATCCAGAATATCGTGGAGTTAATAATTCTTCTGGTATTAAAATGGCTGCAGTTATTGATACTCGCATTCCTCAATCCCAATTTAATATTGACAAAATAGATGGAACAGGTATCTCAGGTTACAATATGAATCTCAACAAAATGCAAATGTTGGGTATTTCGTTCTCTTGGTATGGTGCTGGATTTATTGACTATATGTGTCGTGGTCCAGATGGCAATATGATTCTTGTTCATCGCATGAAACAAAATAATATTAACGATGAAGCGTATATGCGTACAGGTAACACTGCAGTTCGTTATCAAACAATTAATGAATCTGTAATCGGTCGTTTAGATGAAGATTTAGATGATAGTGAAACATCAATTGATTTAGTTGATGCATCTCGTTTTCCATCAACAGGTGGTACTGTTCTTATAGAAAATGAAGTTATTACTTATACTGGTAAATCTGGTAACACATTAACTTCATGTACTCGTGGTGCATCATTTAATATGTTTATTGGTGGTTCTACTAAAACATTTACTGGTGGTGCAGCTGCTTCTCATAATAAAGGTAATGGATTTACTTCTGTATCTTTAATTAGTTGTACTGCTGCACCACAGTTAAATCACTGGGGTTCTTCTTATATCTTAGATGGTGGATTTGATACAGATCGTGGTTACTACTTTAACTATGCTTCATTAAGCAATAGCGTTCTCGCTGCTGCTTCAGAAACTGCTTTCTTTATTCGTTTAGCACCATCAGTATCAAATTCAATTGCAGGACAATTTGGAGATCGAGATCTTATTAATCGTTCTCAATTGCTTCTACAAAAATTACAACTACAATCAGATCAGGCAGTTCAAGTTTATGGTATTTTAAATCCTGGAAATATTGACGCATCTTCATTAACTTGGACATCAGTTAATACTGTTGGACTTGGTTCGCAACCATCGTTTGCTCAGATTTCTACAAGTAGTAATACAGCTGCAACTCCTGGAGAACAAATTTTCTCCACTCTTGGTCCACCAGCTGGGTTTGCTGAAATTGACTTATCAAGTCTTAAAGAATTATCTAATTCAGCTATTGGTGGTTATAGTAACTTTCCAGATGGTCCCGATGTTTTGGCAGTTGTAGTTAAAAATCTTTCTGCAAGCACTGCGACAGTAAACTTAAACTTATTCTGGTCAGAAGCACAAGCATAAATATACAAAATTAGAGGAAATTTTAAATGGCAACCCAAGTACAGTTTAGACGAGGAACAACTACTCAGAACAATGCGTTTACTGGTGCTATCGGTGAGATTACTTACGATACTCAAGTTAAAACGCTAAGACTACATGACGGATCTACCGCAGGTGGTGGTGCAGTTGTAACTATTAATGCTGGATCTCAGACATTGACAAATAAAACAATGTCTACTAATTCTGTCTGGCAAGGAACTGCTGTTGGATTAGCATATGGTGGAACTGCTGCTTCTTTAACTGCAGTTGCTGGCGGTGTAGTTTACTCTGGGGGTTCTGCTCTTGCTATTTCTGCAGCTGGTACTTCTGGTCAAGTTTTAACTTCTGCTGGATCCTCTGCGCCATCATGGACTTCTCAATCTAGTTTAACTGTTGGTACGGCAACAACTGCTACTACTGCAACTAATATTGCTGGTGGTTCTGCTGGACAGTTAATTATTCAACAAGATACTAACTTATCTACATTTATTTCTGCTGGTGCGTCTGGAACATTTTTAAGATCTGCTGGTGCTGGATATGCACCTGAATGGGCTTCAGGTAATATTACTATTGGTAGCACTACTGTTTCTTTTGGTGATACTTCAACTTCACTAGCTGGATTAACATCAATTAATGCCACTTCTGGTGCAACATCTTTCTTCGCTACACCAACTTCTCCTGTAGTGTTTGCTGCAGCGACTACTTTAACAATCGGTTATGGTAGTACAGCTTCTTCTACTACAAATATTTCTACTGGTGCTGTTGGTTCTGGTAATACTAAAACTATTAACATTGGTACTGGCAGTGCAGCTGGTTCAACTACAAATATTAATCTTGGTGATGCAGATGGTGGTACAGTTACTGTTAATAAAGATCTAGTTGTTTCTGGAGATTTAACTGTCAATGGTACAACAACTACAGTAAATTCTACAACTCTTGATGTAGACGATATTAACATCACTATTGCAAAGGGTGCAGCAAATGCAGCTGCAGCAAATGGTGCTGGTCTTACTGTTGATGGTGCTTCTGCCACTATTCTTTATACATCATCAACTGATTCTTGGGATTTTAATAAACCATTAATTGCTTCTAATACAAACTATTGGTTAGTCCCTTCAGGTAATATTGCAGCAAGACCTGGAACTGCAGTCAATGGTATGATTCGTTACAATTCAGAAATTTCTGCATTCGAAGGATATGCTGCATCTGCATGGTCTTCTCTTGGTGGTGTTAAATCTGTAGATGGATACACTTATATTCTAGCAGAAACATCTGCTGGTAACGGTAATGGTGACTTAGATTTCTATGCTGAGAACTCAGCTGGTAATGCTGCAACTCAAGTTGGTCAGTGGAATAGAACAAACTTGAAAGATTACACTGGTACATTAGTTGGTACACAAACTACTCAAAATGTCTTTAATGCTACTGCAACTACTGTAAACGCATTTGGTGCTGGTACAACTATTGGTGTTGGTGCTACTTCTGGTACATTAACTCTAAATAACCCAACTGTTGTAGGTTCTCAGACTACAGTAAACTTATGGAATACTACTTCCACAACAGTAAACGCATTTGGTGCTGCAACAACAATTGCGATTGGTGCTGCAACAGGAACACTAACACTAAACAATCCAACCCTAACTGCTTCTAGCACTAATGGTCAGTTTAAATCTATTGGTGTTGGTACTGCTGGATCTAATACAACTGGTGAAATTCGTGCCACTAATGCAATCACTTCATACTATTCAGACGAACGACTAAAAACAGATATTACAGAAATTTCTGGTGCTCTGGACAAAGTAATGCAACTCCGTGGTGTAACTTTCCGTGCAAATAATATCGCAGAGTCATATGGATATTCTTCAGAAAAAGAACAAGTCGGTGTAATTGCTCAAGATGTTGAGAAAGTTCTACCACAGATCGTTGTTCCAGCACCATTTGATGTTACACAATTGCAGGAAGGTATTGAAATTTCTCGCTCTGGTGAAAATTACAAAACAGTTCACTACGAAAAACTTGTACCATTACTAATTCAAGCAATCAAAGAACAACAAGTTATGATTGAAGAATTACAAAAGAAGGTAGGCTAATATGGATTAAAACAGTATGCTCTTCGTGCACTTGGTGCACCTGTGGTTGAAATCAATGTGGACGATGATCAATTAGAAGATCGTATTGATGAAGCATTAGAGCACTGGAGAAAATATCACTATGATGGTGTAGAGCAGATTTACATGAAGGCTGCAATTCGTGCCTCTGAAATTGTTTTAACTACATCTGTTGCTGGTAATTATCAACTATCCGAAACAATTACAGGTGCTTCTTCTGGGGCAACTGCAACAGTAGTTAAAGAAACAAATCGTTCTTCTTCTGGAACTTTGCTATTAGTTAAAAATATTGTTGGAACATTTACTGCAGGTGAAGCAATTTCTGGTTCTACATCAGGACAATCTGCAACAACTGTATCTATTACAAAACGAGAATACGATAACAAATATATTGAAGTTAGCGATTTAGTATATGGTGTAACTAAAATTTTAGCAATAGGTCAAGCGTCGTCATCTAAGAACATATTCGATTTACAATATCAATTGCGTTTGAACGACCTATACGATTTAACATCTACTTCTATTATTTACTATAAAACTGTAATGAGTCATTTGGCTCTTTTAGATTTAGAGTTAAATGGTCATACTTCTTTCCGTTTTAATCGTAGAACAAATCGTGTTTATCTAGACATCAACTGGGAAACAGATATTCCTCTTGGCGACTATGTTATTGTTCAAGGATATCGTGCTTTAGATCCAGCAGAGTTTACTAAGGTTTGGAATGAAGCATGGTTAAAACATTATGTTACTGCACTATTTAAGAAACAATGGGCAACAAATATTAAAAAGTTTTCTGGTATCCAACTTCCAGGTGGTGTTACATTAGATGGTGATAAACTATACGATGAAGCAGTCAATGAAGTTAAAGAACTAGAAGAGACTTTACAAAATAAATCTGCACCACTAGACTTTTTCATAGGTTAATATGTCAACAACTAATGTTTATTTTTCTCATGGTACGAGAAACGAACAGTATTTGGTAGAAGACCTGATTATCGAATCTTTAAAGATTTACGGTAATGAGTTCTTTTACATTCCAAGAACATTAGTTTCTAAAGATGATATTCTTGGTGAAGATCGTCTGTCTCAATTTATCTCATCGTTTCCAATTGAAATGTATTTTGAAAATGTAGACTCACTTGCAGGACAAGGAGCATTTATTCAAAAGTTTGGTTTGATGATGGAGCAGTCAGCTACATTGGTAGTTGCTCGTCGTAGATGGGATCAGTTAGTTGGTCGTTACGGTGTAACTACATTACCTAACAGACCAAACGAAGGAGATTTAATTTACTTTCCATTAACAAAAGGATTGTTTGAGATTAAATTTGTAACACATCAAGATCCATTTTATCAACTTGGTAAACTATATGTTTATAAACTACAAGTTGAATTGTTTCAGTATGCTTCTGAAAGGATTGATACTGGTATTGCAGCAGTTGATGCGTTTGAATCTCTTAAATCATTTACTACAAATACAACTCGCTCGCCATATGGAACTGTTATTAAAATTAATGTGACAAATCAAGGATCTGGTTATGCAACAGCACCAACTGTTACTCTTGTAACTTCTACAGGCAGAGATGCCACTGCAACAGCAGTACTTGGTTCTGGAACAAC